AACCTTTACAGGTTCAAACTGCACGATCTCGCCTAGATCGCCAGACTTGCGGAAAGCTGTATCTTGCTCTACGGCATCTACTCGCTTACCAAACTCATTAAAGACACCCTTAACATCGTTAACTTCTCCAGATACGGCCTTAACCTCACTAGATACAGTGTCAATAGATTTACTTAGTGCAGCAATTTGGTCATGTAGTGACTTTACTGTTGCTGCAAGATCGCCAAAGGCATTTGTAAGAGAATTCTTAATGTCAGCAACTGCCTCAACAATTACATCATCAGACTTGGTTACATCATTTACATCTGCAACCTTTTCTCCCTCTTCTGATTTTTCAATAGAAGAATTTGCACTACCATCGACTGAATTTTCTGCATCTGTAGCTTTTGCTACTAATGCCTCATCAACGACTGCAGAAGTTTTAATAACTTCTACTGGTTGTGCCTCTGGAGCGACCTCAACATTTTCAACGTGATTATCTTTTTGGATATCTTGCGCTGCTTCTGTCATAGGACTAACCTCCTTTGTAATCTTAATTGTGCTAATGCCTTTGGCACTATCAACTAAGAACTTTATCATGTTTACTTTTTCATTATCATTTTTTTCAACAAACCCTATATTTTGCATTTGCTTTTGTGTTATTGGATGCATTGCTGTTTCGGAATCTGAAATCATTACCAATCCTGTTTCTGCATCATAAAAAATATTTTCTGTTTCAATCTTTGAAAGCATTCCCTCAATTACATTGTGGCCATCTTTCTTTTCTATAGAAACAATGTTGGCAAATTGATTTGCTGGAGAATCTACAAGAGATAGTTCAAACAAATCATACTCTTTAATAACACGAATGGTTTTATCCATTTCTTTATCAAATGCGTCATCCCAAGTTTTAATGTTTCCCCCAATTGAAAACCCTGTGTATGTTCCATCCAATACCTTTTCCCAGGCATTTTGAGCACCTTTTGAAACGTATGCAGATACATAAACTCCACTATAAAACTTTTTATCATTTGGATCAAAATATCTATCTTCTTTAAATGAAACTATTTTTCCAACTGCTGATGGCTGATGCATTTCTCTTAGGTTTCCACGGAAATTTTTAAATGCATTTACGCTAGACTCTGTAGTTACAATATCTCCTTGCTTATCAATATTGTCAAGAGTAGCAAAACCTGACACCATACGGCGCTCAATATCAACCTTTCCAATAGGCATAGATATGCGAACGTTATCGCCTTCGGTTACCCAATGGGCTTTATTTATAATCATAGCTTTTCTATTATACCAAACATTTTAAACATTATCTCAATTATTGAGATGATCTCCCCTCACCTTGGGCATTTCGTCCAGAAACAGTTGTAGGAGAGTCTGAATTATTATTTGTTCTTTCAGAATTGCGTTGTCTGTTTCCCGCAAAATTTGCTGCTGCATCAGTTGCCTGACGTGATGACATTACAAAAGGCTCATCTCCATCTGCTCTTTGTGGAAGATCAAGCTTTATTCGAGCCTCATTTGGAGTCATAACTTGAGTTTTTACATAACGCTCAAGAATTTGAGATTGGGCAATTTCATCAGTAAGAGTAAATTCGTTAAACTTAAGTTCAAGAATGTCTGTTTTTTCTTTAATAATTTTATTCACTACCTTAGCAATATGGTTTTGAGCTGGACGACAAACCTGCTCTTTAAATGTTCTATCTTGTGAAATAGCTGCTGCAACACCAGAGCTTTCAGATCCACCAATTTTAGACATAGGCATTTGATGGGCAATAAAAATATCGTCACGATTTTGTTTACGATATTCTTTAAAAGATCCATCTTGAATGCCATTTTCAACAGCTTCCATTTTAAACTCAACTTTATTTTGATCTGTATCCCCAGGAAGAGGGATGTATAGAGTTCTATGTGACTGAGACTTTAAACCAGTTTGTAGGAATCTAAACATCTTGTCTTCTCCATCAGAAGACAATTTAGCACCCTTTAGGGTTACAACATATCTTGGGACAGCTTTATTTTCAAAATAGTCAATGTTATATTGTGATGCAAGTTGATCTCCAATAAGAGATGGCAAGGCAGCAATAATATCTGGAATTCCATAATACGTGTTTAGTGGAGAATATTCTTTATAGTGAATAATTTCGTTTGGACGTGCATCAGCTGTCATTGGGTTTTTATTTTTAGCCCCAAAATTTCTAAAATAAACTACAGAGTTTCCAATAATTTGAACGAATCCATCGTGAAGGCGACGCACACGGACCGTGGTTGCTGGAATGTGGCCAAGGTATCCTATTTCTCCAGTTACCGTTCTTCCTATTTCTAAAAATCCATTTCCTGTAGCTTGAACATCTGTGTAAAACTTTTCCATTGTTTTTGTAAATGAGTCATCATCATTAAGGTTTTCAACCCAATCCTTAAGTTCAAGTTTCATTCTTTCGATTCTACGACGAGCTCGGTCAACTGCTGCTTGATCATCATTCATTTCAAACCTAAGCATTGTTTTATCTGCAACTTCAAATGAGTATCCAAGACCAACTACATTTTCTACCTTTGCATCAATAGCAGCATGATTAGCAAAAGAGGTATCATAAAAGTTAGCTAACTCATACATATTGTATGGTGGAGTAATTACATCAAACAACCCATATCCATTACGATATACAGTTCCAGGGTTAATGGCTTTTGATGAAGCATCTACGCCCGAAGGTGTTGCATTGGCTGAATCTAAGTATGCATTAGTTGCAGCGTTAATTGCTTTTGTTACATTCCGTGCAGTTTTTCTACGAAAATTTTGATCAAGTCCAGAATAGTCTTTTAAGTTTTCCCAAGACTTATTAAAAGGATCTTGAGAAGCAAAAATATTTTCATCTTTTTCTTGAGTGTTTAGTCCAACACTTACATATTCGTTACTCATCGCTACCATACTTATCATAGGTTTGTCGTGCTGCTACCCAAGCTCCATGATCATTCATAGATGGGATTAAGCCACTTTTCATTCTATCTAGTTGTTCTGAATACTCTTCTTCGCTAATTCTGGTGAGTCCTGGAACAAAAACACATTTTCCTTCACCATCATCTCCGTAGTGAAGGGCTACCTTTTTTAGCTCTGAAATTTTTGATATATCTCCACGCTCTGATGGAATGTTTAAAACACTACCACTTCCATCAGTAAACCAATTTCCATCAGACTTTTTATACACATAAAGACCCCAATTGTAGTCTTTTTCAATTACTTTGCGTCGGACATTGCCAACTTTTTTAAGAATTTCATTATCCATAACCACAAGTATAGCATATTAGACAGGGACACTGACAGATGTCTGCCAAATTGTATCTGCATATATTTTTACCCTATCTGCATCAAAAATCATTCCTTCTGAATCATCAATAATAATTTTATTAGTTCCAAGGTAAGTCTTATAAACTGAGTCTGGGCTTACTCCATATAGGTTAGACGTTCCAATAACTAAAACGCCCTGCCAAGTGAAATTATTTATCCAGTATTGCCAATTAAGGTTGGATATGCCATCATTTTTAACTTTTAGCCAAGGCCTAGTTAATGCGCTCTGGACCTGTTGTAGGTTGTTAGCTTGATAATATCCAACATTATTAAATAGCATTGGGCCAGTTAGGTTAATTCCTCCAAGATACAAGTCAAAATTTAATGCATTTGAAAATGCTATTCCAAGAACTCCCCATTCTTTTATTGTTATAACTGGCTCTTTAACCAACAGACCGTTCCAAAAATACGATAATCCATCTACATCTAGCCCAGTGCTTTGACTTTTTGCATAAACTCTTGCCCTGTTTCCTTTTTGACTATCCGCAACCATGTAAAATTTAATAGTATCGTTTTTATAATTAATTTCAAATATTTCGGTAGGAACTAGTGGGAAATTTTCTTCATCATACCTCATCCAAAGCTGTGTAGCACTAACACGATAGCTTGAAGATAATTCTTGATTTATAGGAACAGCAATTCCACGATTTATTTGTTTATCAAATTCACCACGAACCTGTATTCCAGTTTTTCTATCTAAATACAAATAGGGAGTGCTTCCCTTATATATGCTAAATGGATTTTTAGATTTATAGTCAAAATATATTCCAGATCTTTTATATGGAAATAGGTTAAGTCCAAAACGAGTTCCAATTGAATTAAAAGAATTTTCGCTTAATGCTTGAGATGCAAACTCTAATTTATTAAGCTTTATTGGCTTTGTCAATGTGTTCCTTAAATTAAATTCCAAATTAAATACAACAGCCAAGTCATTAAAGTCAACAGATTTTGTAGGATATATTAGTGTGTTGTCGATAATTTCAAATCTAGTATTTGCCCATGCTGGATGGTCATCCATGTCTATTATTTTGTTGCTTTTTGGTGTTTCATTTATAGTAAAAGAATCTTGTAATGCATTTGCTCCCGCATCAATATATTGAAATGTTAAATAACTTCTAATTGAGGCATTGGTTGTGTCATACTGATAAAACTTTTCAGATTTTTCTAACATATCTTGATAATCTGACCAACCAGTGTAAAGAATGTTTCCTAGCTGCTCATATGTTCTTTGAACTGGGTTTTTGTATTCATTCTTTAAATCAGAATATGTCCAGCTTTCTGCAATAGACTCAACCTCTAAAACCTTATCTGGTGATGGATATCCAATATTAAATTGTAAAAAGTCTAGATCATAGAACTCATTTCCAACATCATTG